ATACAACACCACCCGCCCAAACCGAGCCACCAGAGCCAACCGAGCCAACCGAGCCAAAGCCTAAAACAAAATCAAAGGCTAAAGCAACAACTAAAACGGATAACGAGTAAACATTATGGGCAAGTTTATTGATTGGATGACTGGCAAAAAATCAGCAAACACCGCCCAGGCTGTCAATGGTGATGTTTGGCACACGATACATGAGCCATTCACCGGCGCATGGCAACGTAATGAAGAAATCGAAGTCAGTAAAAACGACCAAATGCGCCATCATGCGGTATTTGCTTGTATGTCGCTTATCACTCGCGACATCGGTAAGCTCAAAATAAAGACCAAAAAAAAGGTCGCAGGCGTCAGTCAAGAAACCAAAAGCCGCGCCAATAAGATATTGGCCAAACCAAACCACTATCAAAACACGCAGCAGTTTTTTGAATGCTGGGCCTCACAAAAAACGGCACACGGCAATACCTATGTGTGGAAGGTGCGTGACATATATGGTGATATATGGCAGCTGCTTATCTTAAACTCTGAGCGCGTGAAGCCACTTGTTGACCCAAATGGCAACGTGTTTTATCAAGTGCGCCGCGACAGATTGTTTAACTTAGCTGATGACATTATTGTCCCCGCATCTGAGATCATCCATGACCGCTTTAACTGCTTTTATCATCCATTAGTCGGCTTGTCTCCTATTACGGCTTGCGCCCTATCAGCGAGACAAGGCGTCAGTATTCAGCGCAATGCTCATGCTTTCTTTGCTAATGCATCGCGTCCATCAGGTATTTTGGTCACACCAGGGGCAATAACCAAAGAAACATCAGAAGAGATGAGCAAAAAGTGGAACAAAAATTACTCTGGCACTGGCACAGGCCGCACCGCTGTGCTTAGTGATGGTGTGACGTACCAAGCGATATCGGTCGCCGCACAAGATGCGCAGCTGGTTGAGCAACTCAAGCTGTCAGGTGAGATTATATGTACCGCGTTTAGTGTGCCGGCGTTTAAAGTCGGCTTGGCACCACCGCCCGCTGGTAAAGTGAGCGACTATAACGATATCTACTATAGCGATTGCCTACAGCACTATCTTGAGAGTATCGAAAACCTACTCAATGAGCACTTGGATTTAGAAAATGGCGTTGAAACCGAGTTTTGTCTTGATGGACTGTTAAGAATGGATTCGTCCAGTCAAATGGAATATCTAACCAAAGCGGTCGGCGGCTCGATACTATCACCGAATGAAGCGCGTGCCAAAATCGGCTATACCGCTGTGTCTGGTGGTGAAAGCCCCATGATTCAGCAGCAGAACTTTAGCCTCGCTGCTATCGCTAAGCGTGACGCTAGTGACAATCCATTTACTAAAACACCAGCAGCGAACGACGACACAAAAGGGGATAATGATGGCATGGGTAACACTTGAGGAGGTCAAACATCACCTGCGCTATGACGATGATGCTAATGATGCGACGCTGACGATGTATATCGCTGCCGCCGACTCTGCTATCAATCGCTATATCGATAAAGACACACCAGCAACGGGGCATGATGATATCAAAGTGGCTGCACTTATGCTGGTTGGGTACTTCGATGATAATCGCAACGTGGATAACACAGCCCCAACCAATGGTAATTATCTACCCCAGCCAGTGGTTGCCCTACTCTATCCATATCGCACCCCTGTCGTTACTTAGGAGCCATCATGCGAGCATCAAAGCTACGGCAACGCATCACAGTCTACAAACAAACAAGTGGTCGCTCTCCAACGGGCGCAGTGCTACCACAAACTTGGTCGCCATTCATTGTGCTTTGGGCATCTATTGAGCCGCTATCTGTCAAAGACGTTTTAATAGCTCAAACATCAGGCAGTCATATTACTGCACGCTGCATACTACGCTATCAATAGCACTATGCAAATATCGCATAATGGTCTGCGCTATGATATTGACGGCGACCCATTACCCGATGCCGATAGCGGACGCGAATATATGACATTGATGCTGAAGGCCACAACATGAGCGACCACGACATCGGCAGTATCACTGTTCAAGGTCTTGATGAGCTTGACAAGAAGCTCGCAGAATTAGGCAACGACTTGGCGGGAAAGGCGTTGTTTAGTGCAGCAATGTACGCACTGACGCCGATGGTCAAAGATGCCAAAGCTTTTGCAGCAAAAGCTAAAGAACCACATGAAATGTACTACCCAAACGGTACAAAAGTAGAAGTACAGCCCGGACTTTTAAAAACAGCCATTAAAAAACGCCGCTTGCCCAAATCTGAGCACAAAGGCGAGTTCGCTCAAGGCGCTGTTGTCGGGATATATGTGGGCAAAGGCACCAAACAGAAAGTTTACCCACGCTATTGGCACTTTATCGAGCGAGGCACCGTCAATCAACCCGCCACCCCATTTATCCGACCTGCGTTTGACGGGAATATCAGCTTGACTGTCACACGGTTTGCAGAGAAGCTATCAGAGCGGATAGACCACTATACTGAGTAATGATAATTGCTCAAGCGTAAACTATGGTTTATAGTTGTTGGTTTAGATTGCCGACTAGGATTAGTAATGTCTAAAGTAATAAATACATTAACGTGGATAGGTTTGGCTGTAATTGGTATACCAGTTGCTATCACAATGTGCAGCTTGCGCGATATCAATGATGAGCCTGCTTATAGTGCTGAACCCTCGAACGCCGTGCAAAGCCCCAGTATTGACGCTGACCAAGTCGCGACTAATCTTATTAGTTCAGATATCAAAGAAAATATTGTTAAATATTTTATGAGCGATAAAGAACCCACAATCAAAGACGCTGTATGGGCTGATCAGCTTAAAAACACTTTGTATATTGGTGTCATTGATGACGGAACTAAACGCGATCCCTTGGCTGATTACGTCTGCCAAGTATTAATCAGTGATTTTGGCTTAAAGCAAGGCGATGCACGCGTTTATATTATGGATATCGCGAAAATCGCAAAAGACAATAGGTGGGAGCAGCTTGGTAAGTCTGAATGCTAATAGGGTCAATGATAAGACCTAAAACAACCTATAACTTTTAACAAAAAGCCCTGTCATCTGACGGGGCTTTTTATTACCCAAAATTTGACAGCGAGCAATCTTATGATAGTCGGTGCCCAACTTTATCCGCTCCTATCACCATTAGTTGATAGCAGAATATACCCAATCATCGTACCCGAAGGCAGCGTAAAACACACACCCTATATCGTATGGCAAGTCATTAGCAACTTACCTGAAAACACTATTGATGGCGCAACAGGACATGAATGGGTACGCGTACAGATAGACTGCTACGACCCAAGTTATGATGCCGCTGTGCAGTTGTCAAACGATGTGTTAGGCGTGATTAATAACAACATTCAAACTACCGATTACTTTGGCACTCAGCAGATGTACGACACCGAAGCCAAGCTATTTAGGCAGTCCATCGATATTGGGCTGTGGCAAACAACACCATCCACTTACCTATAGATAGGAGCACGACCCATGGCAGTAGATAATTTAGTTGATGCGTACTATACGCTACATGTCAGTACAGACGGCCTTACATTTGATAAGGTCAAACATTTACAGAAATGCGACCCACCAACATCTGAGAAAACACTCGATGATGTCACTCCTACTGACGCCAAACGCACTGTGAAAGCGGTTGTTGACTTTACTGAAGACAGTGAAATTGACTTTGAGTTTGTACTCGATCCTGCGGATGTTCAGCATCTCGCTATTCAAGCTGCTTATGATGACAATACCGAACTAACATGGCAGTTTAAATTTACCAATGCTCCTACGCTCAGCCGTGAGTTCAAAGGCATGGTCAGCAAGCTCACGCCATCGACTGATGACACAAAAAAGAAAATCCGCATGATGGGCACCATTACTATCACATCTGAGCCAACCGCAACGTTAACGCCTTAATCTATCACTATTTAGAAACACTTACCCACGATGCCCTAAAAAGCATCGTTTTTTATCCCTTAAAAAAATGAGTAATAATATGTCTAAAGCAAAAAACACTCTTACCGCATCAGCTTTAATGAGCGCTTGCGCAGCAATCCTAACGCCAATTCGTGTTTCCTTGCCAGAAATTGGCGGAGATGTATTTGTAAAACGTCATACACTCGCTGAACGTGATGCGTTTAACGACGCTATCAAAGGTCTTGAAAAAACCGAGCAAAATGCAATCGGCGTGACATTGGTTACCTGCGACGAACAAGGCGTGCTCATCTTTACCACTGAAGATGCTGAATCAATTAAAGGCTTACCATCTAGCGTGACTAACAAAATCCTCTATGAATACAACGTTGCCAATGGCTTTATCATACCGATTGACGAAGCGGTCGATGCAGCCAAAAAAAACTCTTAACCAATCGTCAGCGACTATTCACTTTTAAGTTGGCCGCACATCTTGGGAAAACAGTACGCGAATTAACTTCTCAAATTAGTACTGATGAACTTATCGAATGGCAAGCGTTCGACATACTGGACCCAATTGGCGGCTATCGCCACGACCTAAACACCGCGCTACTCGCAAAGATAGGCTCTGGCAATAAAGATTCTGCTTTACGCGATTTTATCCTCATCGACCCATACCCGATGACCGATGAGCAACGCGAACAACACGATCAAGCATTACAACGCGATGCGCTTGCGCAGTCTACCCAGCGTATGGCCGCGATGTTTGAAAAGCAAACAATCAAACCTATTAAATAAAGGACAACGTCATGGCTGGTGGAGTATTGTCACGTCTTGAAATTTTGCTGCACGCCAACACAGCCAACTTCCGCCGCAATATGCGCCGTGCGGCTGATGATGCTCGCTCTGCGATGGGCGATATGCAAAAGAAAGCCGCGGTAGTGGCTAAAGGTGCTACAGCAGCGTTTGCTGTGACCAGTGTTGCAGTAGGAAGCTTGGCGGCGGCTATCGTCCCTGTCCAACGTAAGTTTGACCAAATGCAAGGGCAGTTAGTCACTGCTACTGGGAGCTATGAAAACGCCGCCCATGCTATGGCTGCTTTAAACCAGTTTGCAGCTCAAACGCCGTACGATCTTGAGCAGTCGGTCATTGGATTCACCAAGCTTGTTAACTTAGGTTTAACACCATCTGAGCGTGCGCTTACCTCTTACGGTAATACCGCATCCGCTATGGGTAAATCCATGGAGCAGATGATCGAAGCTGTCGCTGACGCGGCAACTGGTGAGTTTGAACGTCTAAAAGAATTTGGTATCAAATCAAGCAAGGAAGGCGACCGCGTTACCTTTACCTTTAGAGGAATAAAAACCGAAGTTGGTCAAAACGCCGCCGAGATTGAAAAATACCTGATGGGATTAGGTGAAGTCGAATTTGCTGGCGCCATGGCAAACCAAATGGACACGCTTAACGGCCGCATTTCACAAGCTGAAATCGCCATGGATGGTTTGAAACTTGCTATCGCCCAAAGCGGCATCGGCGACATAATGAAAGAGGCGGTTGAAGGAACAACTGCTGCGCTTGAGCGCATGACTGCGTTTATTAAAGGCCCTGAGTTTAATGCTGCTATTGACTTACTTTCGCTTGCTTTTACCGGTTTTGAGAAAGACGCCACAGCTGCCATAGACGGCACTGGCAATCATTTAGGTAAAAGCTTAAATGATATGGGCAATGCAAATAACCGCTCGTTGCTATCCATGGCGAATGACTGGACACAGTGGTCTATTATCGTCCAAGCAACCGTCCAAAGTACTGCTGTCACAGCGATCGCTTGGCTAGATAAGCTCGCAATCAACGCTCAAGCCGCTGTCGACCTTGGCAAAAATCCTTTGAACGTCTTTAATATTGCTGACGCTTTGAGCAAACGCCAAGCATCACTGGTAGCCAGTACCGCAAATGCAACGCGCCTACAAGATCAAATCGATACTCGATTTGATAACCTTATGGCTCGCCGTGCCAAAATCAATAGCGATGCCGCCGCCGCTATAGCTGCATTAGGTAAAGGCACTAAAGAAACTGGCGACCAGTTGGCACGCTATGGCCAACAAGCCGATGCTCAACAAGAGAAGTCTGTCGAAAAAACTAAAAAACAAGCCGCTGCTGAAAAAGCGCTGGCAAAACAGCGCGAAAAAGAAGCGCAAGAGCGCTTGCGACAGCTTGAAGAAATAAATAAAAAAATGCGTGAAGACGCAAGGTTTATCGAAGATATACGTGGCGACTACGATCCCTTTGTCAAATTAGAAACCGAATTTAAGCGCCGTTGGTCGGAAATACAAAGTGCCATGTCTGGTGCGAGTGAAGAAACACTTAAAAGGGTATTTGCCGTCGAGCAGCGTTTGCTTGCGCAAGCCGATGTAGAGCTGCAAGTCAGCCAACGCCGCCGTTTAGGAGAATTTACCGACTATCTAATCGATAAGCGTACACGGCTGAAGGAATATTATCAGCAAGAATCTGAGCTTGCACAATCCGCCTTTGACTTGACCGCAGAGCAAAGAGAGATAGCTGACAAATCTCTTAATGCTCAGATGGTATCTGACATCGCACGATTTGAGATGGACATTGAATCACGCCTTAACGCTATTCGCGCACCGTTTATTGACGATATAACGCGTGAAATGACGGATGCTAGTCTTGAGTTGCTTAATATCCAGTTAAGCACTGATTATACACCTGATGATTTTGAGCGTTTTAAAGCAGCAATCAACGAACGACGCGATTATGAAGTCGCTCAGATTGAGTTTGCCCGCACTAAAGAGTTAGATGCTGCAAGTGATCATCAGAAAACTGAGCTACAGCTCATTGAGCAACGTTACAAGTATGAACGTCAAGAAATAGAGCTCACCCGTAATCTTAGCGACGAGGTACGAGCCGCGAGGCTTGCTGCTATCGATGCTCAGGAAGCAAAAGCTGCTTTTGATCTACGTAACAGCGCTAATAACGCCTACCAAGCGCAAAAAGCCGACTTAGGCGGTTATGCAGCTGAATATGGTATTAAACAGCAATTTGCAGACCGCTTAAAGATCATCCAAGACGCTTTGAATGCGGAGGTTATTGCGGAGCAAGAAGCAGCTCGCGCAAAAGAGCAAGCCCGGCAACAGTATAATATGTCCGCCTACCAGCTTGCGCTTACCTCGGGTCAAGATATAGCTGGTGCAATGGCAGGCTCATTGAAAACCATGCTTGGTGAGCAAAATATCGCTTACAAGATCATGTTTGGCGCACAGCAATCGTTTGTGATGGCATCTGCCGGTTTGAATATGTATGAAGCATGGGGCGACGCCATGGCTGAAGGCGCAACAATGGCCACAAAAATTGCTGGAGCAGCTACCATCGCTACAGAATTTGGGCGTATTATTAGCGCCGCATCTGCAATGACACTGGAACTGCCAGGATATAAAACTGGGGGATATACAGGGAACGCACCAGAAAATCAGATTGTTGGATTCGTCCATGGCCGAGAACAGGTTATGGATGCACCCACTACTCGTAAGTATCGTCCAGAGCTTGAAGCGATGAGCAATGGCACTTATGAGCGCCAATCTAGCGCCCCAAATATCAATATCAGTGTGACTGTATCAATGGATGGCAACTCATCTGTTGAATCAAACAGCGCATATGGCAAACAAGTCGGACAAGGAATAGCTGCGGTTGTCGCCAGTGAAGTGCGCAAAATGATGCGCCCAAATGGCGAGATAGACCGTCGCTATGTAAAAAGGTAATGTTAGACGCCCGCAACAAAAGTCGGTATTATAATATTTTGCCTATATTGAGGATATTATGAAATTACTGATTGGAGCTAGTATTACTATCGCCTTACTAAGCGGTTGCTCAACGAAAATCGCCACATCAACTAGCACTGTGAGCCCGACCTTGTATGGCACAGCAACTGCTGATAGCGCCTTGATTACAGTCACTCGCGATAGCGGCATCGTGGGCGCGGCTTGCGCTGCTAAACTATCTATCGACGATAAAGTTGTCGCAAGTCTTAAACCTTCTGACTCGGTGAAGCTAAATGTACCAAGCGGTCGTCATATTTTGTCATTTGATACGCGTGGCGGGTTATGCCCTTCAGTAAGTGACGCTGTAGAAGTTACCTTAAGCAAAGGTGACGATAAAAGATATCGCATACGTGCGGACACTAACGGCAACTTTCAGCTACTCCCTACGCTCTAATTCAACCAATCAACCAAAAGCCCACTACTCAGTGGGCTTTTTAGTGGGCAATCCTATGATAAAAACATTCCCGTGGCAGATGGATATGGGCGCTACTGCTGACAAACAGTATCGCGTAAACAAAACACAGTTTGGCGATGGCTATGCGCAGCTGTCATCTACTGGCATTAACAACAAAACCAAAAACTGGTCAGGTACTAAGACCGGCGCACTCGATACCGTCATCAAACCCATCGAAGCGTTTATCGATGAGCACGCAGGCGCCAAGCCTTTCTTATGGACCGACCCACACGGCAACACCAAACAATATACCTGCGCCGGTGTATCGATACCGCAGCGCAAAGGCGATCATTGGCAAATCACGCTCAACTTTGAGCAATTTATGAGTGTTTAGGAGATAACCATGGCAGTACAAATACCAGACCCAGGCACAGGCAATGGTCAAACGGGTGATAACGAATACGTCTTTCGCAAGAAAGTAAAGGATAATTTTAGTGACCAGACTAATGCGGCTAGTCGATTGGTGGGAACGACTGTAGGACGGGTTCCGGAATTTACGCCAACAGCAGGAATTGGTGGCACAGGGCTTGGTGGTTATATATTGCCCCCCATTACCATTGCTGATGCATCTACTAAAGCTGGTTTTTTTAGCGGAGAAGCAGGACCGGCATTTGCAAGATTTGGCGGCGAACATGTTGGCGGCTGGGTTGTTAATCGGGGCTCTAGACCCATTGTATTCTTTTTTGGCAATCAAGCCGAGTTAAAAATGACGCACTATTCTGGCATCTCTTGGTCTAATACTGCTGCTTTTTGGACAAGCAATAATGCAACAAAAGACAGTAACGGTTTTTTAAAAGCTTCAAGCCCCATCGTCAAAGTTTTTGCCGATAAAGTTGAGCTAAATGATGACGCTGTAAATCAAAATGTAACGTATAAAAAGAACGGTATCGGCGACTATACAATCACAACGCAAAGCGGTCTATCTACTGACGGCTGGTACATTGAACTACCAAAAGACATGAACGGTAACCCCAAAGTCGCGGTCACATTACAAGAAACAAACGGCGTGATTAGTCTAAAAAGCTACAAGCGCATCTTTAGCATGGAAACCTTTACTTTTGAGCCTGACTTAGAACAGCCACTTGACATTCCTGATGGTCGCTGGATTGATTTGCGTTTAAATGAAATTCCAGTTGAGCCTAGCGAGCTTGAAACGGAGGTCTAAATGCTCTCATCTGACCTACAAAAACTTAGCGTCACGGGTCTTGTCACACTCTATGAGCTAGACGCTACCAAACTTGGCGCAGGCGTCATGCGGTGGCATGGGCATATGAGTGCCGAGGACTGGGAGTTTATCTACCGCCATACAGACCCAACCGGCACAAAAGACATCATCCGCCGCGATATTATCTGGCAAGGTCAAACTTATAGCCCGGTTGCTATCCAAACCGATGGTTTAGAGATACGTGGTGATGGCAGTCCATCGACGCCCACATTGGTTATTGCTAATAATATCGATGGTATTAATGGCGCCGTCACTGCCATGTGCGCGTTTTATAGCGATTTTGTCGGTGCTGAATTACGCGTGATTCGTGTATTGGCTAAACATCTTGACGCGGCAAACTTTACCGTAGGCAATCCATCGGCGGACAGCCAGCAGTACACTGACCAGTATTGGACCATCAATCAAAAAACCCATGAATCACTAAGCGAGCAAGACAGCTCAGTCGCGTTTGAGTTATCAACGCCGCTGACCGCCCAGCGCAAGATGATACCTAGCCGCACCATTACCAAATATTGTGATTGGGCAGTCAAGGGAAAATATCGCGGTGAATCCTGCGGTTATACCGGTACGGCGATGTTTACCGAGGACGGCACACCAACAGACAACCCTGCACTAGATAAATGCGGTGGCTGCTTAAGCGATTGTAAGCTGCGTTTTGGTGAGTTCGAACCACTGCCATTTGGCGGCTTTCCATCCGCATCCATGCTAGGACGTTAAGGGATCGATATGTATATTTTAAAAGCCACACGCGAGGCAATACTCAATCACGCGGCTGCTTGCTATCCGCGTGAGTCTTGCGGCGTTATTGTCAATCGCGCGTATATCGAGTGCGAAAACATTGCTGACAGTGACAATGAGTTTGTCATCAGTCCACGTGACATTGTCCGCGCTGAAAAGCTGGGCAAAATAGAGGCGATTGTCCACAGCCACCCTGATGGCAGTACCAAGCCCAGCACCTTTGATAAGCTGCAAATGCCACTCCATGAATTGCCCTGGGTGATTGTCAGTTATCCTGAAATTGACATCAAAGTCCATAAAGCCAAACCGTACACCGTCCCGCTGATTAACCGCGAATACATTCACGGTGTACTCGACTGTTATAGCATCGTGCGTGACTACTATGCGCGTGAGCTTAATATCACGCTTGATAACTTTGAGCGGTTAGATCGCTGGTGGGAGGATGCCGCCAACGCGGATTTATATGTCGATAACTTTGCCTCACAAGGCTTTGTCCAAGTCGATAATTTGCAGCGTCATGATGTGATTCTATGCCGCGTGCAACCAACCGCCCATGTCAATCATGCGCTTATCTATCTTGGTGATGATGGTCAATTGACTTCAGAGCAATCAGAGGTAGTTATTGGCGATCACCTGGTCTTACATCATCCCTACCGCCGCCGCTCCCGCCGTGAGATTTACGGCAATATTTGGCAAGAGCGCAGCGCTATTATTGTGCGACATCAATCATTTATGTGAGGTAATCATGCTAAGACGTATCGAGCTACACGGCATCTTAGCCGAGAAATTTGGCAAATCCTTTGACTTTGATGTCGAATCGACACGCGAGGCATGCGAAGCACTGAGCTACCAAGTCGATGGCTTTCGACAATTTATGATGACCGCCCATGAAAGCGGTCTTTTTTTTGCCGTATTTTATGACGATAACGAGCAAAGCATTAGCGCTGATGAAGTGGAGATGAAAACGGGTGCAAAAGTCATCCGTATCGTACCGAAAATCACTGGTGCAGGCGGTGATGCAATGGGCTGGATTCAAGTCATTGCGGGCGCTGCGTTGGTGGGCGTAGGGTTTCTTGTTCCTGGCATGCAGCCTTTAATTGGCGCAGGTGCCGGACTTATGCTTGGGGGCGCTGCCGCTTTACTTATGCCACGACCTACCATCACCCCGCAAGACCCAGACGGCAATAAACCCAGCTATGCCTTTGGTGGCGCGGTCACCACCGTCGCTGAAGGCAATCCCGTGCCGCTAGCGTATGGTCGCCGTCAGGTAGGTGGCGCTGTTATTAGCATGATGATCGTCAATGAGGATACCTAATGTCATTATCAGTAATCAAAGGCGCCAAAGCCGGACAAGAAAAACCGCATCAGCCGTCTATTGCCAAAGACGATGTCGCCTCTATTAGTAAAGTTAAGATTTTATATGCGTTATCGGAAGGTGAAGTCAAAGGCTTGGTAAGCGGC